AAGACTTTTAGTTGTAGCGTGTGTGGGACTTCTCCTGTTGATGCACACCACTTGGACACGATAGGTATGGGGGGCAACAGAAAGAACGATTGCGAGGAGGATTTTTCTTGCGTTCCCCTTTGCCGAGAACACCATCAACAATGGCATCAGCTTGGCGATACAGAATTTTCACGTTTAAACTTCGTCAATCTATGGAAAGTTTCATACTTAATGAATAAAAGCTTCCGAAAGCACTATTAAAATACCCCTGATATAATTTAAACTTTGAGCCTAACAAAAGGAGTAAAGATGAAAAGAGAAAGTTTTGATAATGAGAGTAAATGTGAATGTTATGCCACGAAATGCAATCAATGTGGGGTAAGGTGTGAGGTTTATGGTAATGCTGAGGGTTATGGAAAGCCTAATAAAGAGGCTGTAAATAGGCTGATAGAGCGAATAGATATAAAGGAGAAGGGATGTCAAAGATAGGTCATAAGGAAGAAAGAGAAATTATTAGGGAATTAGCTTTAAATAATATATTTGGGGATGGGGAAATAAAGAAATGCAAGTATGAATATTCAAGATACGATGCGTTTATTCATAAAAATTGCATAATTGAGATAAAGGACAGAAAAACTAAAGAGGGCTGTGAAGTATATAATTCTCTTGAAATTGAATTTGATAAATATTCATACAACATTGAATTTTCAAGGTATGGGAATATAAATTTTTATTTTGTCTGTAGGTACGAAGGCAGCATATTTGTGTTTGATATGACAAATTTAGCTGAGCGTAATCATCCTTTTGATTGGAAGTGGGAAATGCGACCAAAGTCTACAAAGTTTAAAAATACTGAAAAGATAAAAAAATTAGTATCAAAAATACCCATAAAGTTAGCTTGGGCTACACTACCCTTAGTATGAAATTCACAGGAAAAGTAAAAAATGGCAAGTTAAAACTCTATGATAAAGAGGGGTTTAAACGCAGTTTATCTGATTATGAGGGTGAAGTATGGCTTGAGGTAAAACAAGCCGAAAAAACCCATTCTCCGAAGCAAAACGCATACTATAGGGCTATTATAAGAGAGATTGCCAATGAACTTGGCTACACAGAAGATGAAATGCACAAAACAACGAAGCAGTTGTTTGGAATTGAGTCCACTAAGGATTTGAATGTTGCTGACTTTTCTGATTACCTTGATAAGATAATAATTCATTTTGCACAATTAGGCTATCCTGTGCAAGACCCTCGTGGTCGATAAAGT